TATTGGTGTAACCAAGACTATGTTGATTACTTAAATGAATGGTATAAAGATGATTGGACTTTAAAGGTAACCAATGATAGTTGGACTAAAGAATCTAAAAAGATATTTGGTAAATTATATGGTTGGTGTGGAACTTGGCCTAATTATAAAATGTGTGAAAATCAACCTAAACCTTGGAAGATGAAAGACTTAAAGAAGACTTACATAACTGATTGGAGTTGGGACGATTGGGACATATATTGGGACGCATTATTTGATTGGTGGTACACAGGTTACGATTACAATAATGAAGATGACCAAACTAATTGGGAAGATGAATATTCTTTTGAAGATGACTATGACATAGACGCAGAATTAGAATTATTATTAGCAAGTTATGATGAGGAAGATTGTTTAAATTATGGATACTATTGGGACAATGCAAATCAATCCTGTGGTACAGAGTGGGTTGATAATAGTGGTTCTGAAACACAGGTAACAGCTAGTGGTGAAACATTAAACTATTCTACAGGTGATGTAACCCAAACCTTAACAACAACAAGTGGTGGTGTGTCAACAAGTACCACTTCAACAGGCCGTGTGTCCACATTAAACAACACGCATAACGCAACTGCCTCCGAGTCCGGTGATTACACAATTATAAATAGATATAACGATAATCATAGAGCGTATGTGAAGACGGAGACAAGTAAAGAGGCCGACATACAAATTTTACAAGATAAAGAAGCTCAACACGTGGACGTAGGGAATTCCTCTACACAAAATAATATAACTATAATACAAACGGATTAAGATGGACTACGGAACTATTAATTTATTCATAATATTTGGACTATTAATTTATATGGACTATTCTATTTACAAATGGATAGAGAGAGAATTTTAATATGGCAGACGATACTAGATTACAAGTAGATATAGAATCAATACGAAAAGATATAGAAAATATCAACAGCATTCACACACGATTAGATACGGCAATAGACCGTTTAACAGATGTATCCACATCAATTAAGTCTATGCTTGCAGTACACGAAGAGAAAATTGGTAGGCAAGAGAAGATAGACGATATAATTTTCGCAAAAATAGAAGACAGAAAAGACGAAATTCAAAAGCTGGAAGACCAAATTACCAAAGATATGGGCATATTGGAGAAGAGATTAATCAATGAAATTAAGGCTTTAAGAAATGATATAGGTAGTAGAGTAGGGGTTTTAGAAAAATATAGATGGATTATAATGGGTATTGCTATTGCTATAGGTTGGGTAGTTTCAAGAAACTTCCACGAAATAGTGGAAATGATGGCGAAATAGGCTTGACTTTTTTGATATGATATGGTATATTAGTACCGTGTTATGTCAAGTTATATAGATTTAAAATTTATTACCAAAGTCTCTTCAAGACTTAGCCAATTCAAGAAACGTGGCGAGTATTTGTTTAACTTTAGATGTCCCTATTGTGGTGACTCACAAAAAAGTAAAACAAAAGCAAGAGGTTATTTGTATCGTAAGAAAAACGATATGTTTTTCAAGTGCCACAATTGTAGCCAAGGTACAAATTTAGGAAATTTCATTAAGAATATTGACCAAAAATTACACGATCAATATGTTTTAGAAAGATACAAAGGGTCGGCACCTTCAACGCCAACACCAAAAGAGTTTGATTTCAAAGTTAAATTTGAAGAAACAAACTTGCTAGACTCTTGTACAAGTGTGAACGACCTTAAAGAAGGTCATCCTGTAAAGGATTATATAAAACAAAGATTGATTCCTCCCGAATATTATGGAAAATTATATCTTGTTAATAAGTTTCATAAATTTGCTAACAAGGTGAAACCAGATACGTTCAAGGAAAAGTATGAACACCCTAGGTTAATCATACCTTTCTTTGATGTGTCAGGTAATATGTTCGCCTTTCAAGGTCGATCATTTGGTAATGAACAACCAAAATATATTACAATTAAGCTTGACGAGTCTAAACAAAAAGTGTATGGATTGGACACAATAAATTTACAAGAACACGTTTATATTGTTGAAGGTCCAATTGATAGTATGTTTATAAAAAATTGTTTAGCTGCTGGCGGTGCAGATTTAAATTTAACGCAAGTACAACCAAGTAATGTGACCTATATTTTTGATAATGAACCTCGTAATAAAGAAATTATTAAAAATATGATTGATGTCGTTGATAAGGACTATAACTTAATGATATGGCCTGAACACATACAATCCAAAGATGTAAATGAAGCTATAATAAAAAAAGAAATGAGTAAATCAGAAATTAATAATTGGATAGATAGTAATACCTTTTCTGGTTTGAGTGCTATGACTAAAATTAATCAATATAAAAAATGCTAGGAGTCCTTATACAATGAACCAACCACATATCTATGTACAAAAGCGAAATGGTAGAGGAAAGGAACCTCTTAACATTGATAAAATCCATAGTATGGTAGAACACGCTTGTGAAGATACAACTGGTGTATCATCATCACAGGTAGAAATGAATAGTGACCTACAATTTTATGATGGCATATCTACAAACGAAATTCAACAAATCTTAATCAAGTCAGCAAATGATTTAATATCCCTAGACGCACCAAATTATCAGTATGTGGCTGCTAGATTACTTTTATATTCATTAAGAAAAGAATTATTCCATAAATTATGGGAACATCCAAGTTTATATGATCACGTTAAAAAATGTGTAGAGTTAGGAGTTTATGATAAGGAACTTTTAACAAATTATAGTAAGTCAGATTATGACCGTATGAATACTATGTTAGACCACGATAGAGATTATAACTTTACCTATGCTGGGTTAAGACAAGTAATAGACAAGTATTTGGTACAAGATAGAGCAAGTGGAAAAATATTTGAAACTCCACAATTTATGTATGTAATGATAGCTGCAACAATTTTTGCCAAGTATCCAAAGAATAAAAGGTTATCATATGTTAAAAAATATTACGAAGCAATTTCAAAATTTAGAATTAATATTCCTACACCTGTTATGGCAGGTGTACGTACACCTATTAGGCAGTATGCTAGTTGTGTACTGGTTGATATTGATGATACTTTGCCTAGTATCTTTAGTTCTGATATGGCTATTGGACGTTATGTTGCCCAAAGGGCAGGTATCGGTATCAATGCCGGCCGTATTAGAGGAATTAATAGTAAGATTAGAGGGGGCGAAGTCCAACACACAGGAGTTATCCCTTTCCTTAAAAAGTTTGAGGCAACGGTTAAGTGTTGTACTCAAAACGGAGTTAGAGGCGGTAGTGCAACCACTCATTTCCCTATTTGGCACAAAGAGATAGAAGATATACTTGTACTTAAAAATAATAAAGGTACAGAAGATAATAGAGTAAGAAAATTAGATTACTCTATACAAATATCAAAACTATTTTACGAGAGATTTATTAATGAGGAAGACATAACTTTGTTTAGTCCTCACGAAGTACCAGAATTATATGAAGCGTGGGGTACGAAAGAATTTGATGAGTTATATAAGAAAGCAGAAAGAAAAATATCAGTTTCAAAAAGAAAAATACCAGCACAGGAATTATTTGTTTCAATGTTAAAAGAAAGAGCAGAGACAGGTCGTATATACATTATGAATATAGACCATTGTAATGACCACTCTTCTTTTAAAGATAAGATTACAATGTCCAATCTATGCCAAGAAATTACCCTACCTACAACGCCAATACAACACATAGATGGTAAAGGTGAGATTGCATTGTGTATATTATCAGCAATTAATGTTGGTACACTCAACAATTTAGACCAATTAGAATCTTTATGTGACCTAGCAGTAAGAGCTTTAGAAGAAATTATAGACCTTCAAAAGTATCCTGTTAAGGCTGCTGAAATTTCTACTAAAGCAAGACGTTCTTTAGGAGTTGGTTATATTGGACTGGCACACTATCTAGCAAAATTAGGATATTCCTATGAAAATAAACAGGCTTGGAAAGAAGTTGATAAATTATCAGAAGCTTTCCAATACTACCTTTTAAGGGCAAGTAATGACATTGCAAAAGAAAAAGGTGCCTGTGGATTTTTCACAAGGACAAAATATTCCGACGGTATCTTACCGATTGACACATATAAAAAGGAAGTGGACGAGATTGTATCTCGTAAATTAACTTATGGATGGGAAAAGTTGCGTAAAGATATTAAAGAGCACGGACTCCGACATAGCACACTCTCTGCTCAAATGCCGTCTGAATCCTCTAGTGTGGTTTCTAATGCCACCAATGGTATAGAACCACCTAGAGATTACATTTCAGTTAAGAAGAGTAAAAAAGGACCTCTAAAACAGGTTGTACCTGATTTTAAAAAATTAAAAGAAAATTATACCTTGTTATGGGATATGAAATCTAATGAAGGTTATATAAATATCGTTAGTGTGATACAAAAATATTTTGACCAAGCTATATCAGGAAATTGGTCATATAATCCAGAACATTATGAAGATGGTCAAGTGCCAATATCGGTGATGGCTAAAGACCTTTTAAATACTTATAAGTATGGATGGAAGACTTCATATTATCAGAACACTTACGATAGTAAGAAAGATGAAGATGAACCTATCCAACCACTATTTAACAAACCTTTGGAAGAAACAAAGGAGAAGCAAGATCAAGAGGATTGTGAAGCTTGTACAATATAGGGAGTATTAATGGCATTTCTAGTAGCAAACCTGCCACATCAGGAAGTATTTGTTAAGAAGGAATATTTGTATGACCATAAAAAAGGACACGGAGAATTTGAACCAGGAGTATGGTGTAGTGCCAAAAGTATTCAAGGGAGTGCATTGTATTTTGAAACATATCTTTATGAAACCGGTGCTTTGTATGATAAGTTACCTATCTCAGCTTTTACGTGGAAAAAGGAGATAACGGAGAATATACCTTTAAATGAATTAGAATTATGGGACGCTTTTAGTTATGATATATCAGTTATTGAAAAACAATTATTACAAGGTTGTATGTGTAAATATCTATCACCTAATAAACAATTATATAAAGGGTGGTATATGTTCACGATAGATAGTTGCAACTCAACAAACAAAGAACTTAATGTAGGGTATAGTGAGACACCTAATCAACATAAATCATTTAACATATTAAAGTTAGAGAACGGCCATTTTGCCGCTCAACCTAATAATAGAGTTATCTTTTATGATAAATCATTATCGCCTAGTGAAATGAAATTTCCAGATTATAAAGTTTCAACAAAAGAATATTCAGTAGAAGGACAACAGAAGTGGACAGCTGGTGATGATGATAGTTTCTTCTATGAATTAAAAAATAACAAAGAAGATGAGAACAGATTTAAGACAAAAAATTATGACACAATGGATTATAAAGACGAAGTGAAGTACGAAGAATGAAATCAGTATTTAATAAATTAAAAGATATAGATTTTACTAAAGAGCCAATGTTTTTTGGTGAGAATTTACAAGTACAAAGGTATGATACGTTTAAATATCCTATCTTTGATAGATTAACACAGAAACAATTAGGGTTTTTCTGGAGACCAGAAGAAGTATCTTTACAAAAAGATAGAAATGATTACCTAGAATTAAGACCTGAACAAGAGAATATCTTTACATCAAATTTAAAGTACCAAACTATGTTGGATAGTGTCCAAGGTAGAGGACCTTGTTTGGCTTTCTTACCATTTTGTAGTTTGCCAGAGTTAGAAAGTTGTATTATAACGTGGGATTTTATGGAAAATATACACTCACGTTCTTATACGTACATAATGAAAAACATTTATTCAGATCCAACAAAAATATTTGATACTATTATTAAAGATGAGAAGATAGAAAAGAGGTCTGTATCTGTAACCAAAAACTATGATGATTTAATAGAATTAGGACAAAAATGGATACAATCACCAGATAAGGTGGATATATATGAATTGAAGAAAAGATTATATCTAGCATTAATCACGGTTAATATATTAGAAGGATTAAGATTTTATGTTTCGTTTGCTTGCAGTTTTGCATTTGGAGAACTTAAATTAATGGAAGGTAGTGCGAAGATATTATCTTTAATAGCAAGAGACGAATCACAACATTTAGCTGTGTCTCAAAGGATAATTAATAACTATAGAGAAGTTGAAAAAGATAGAGTAATGTTAAAAGTTATTAAAGATACAGAGAAACAAGTTTATAAAATGTATGATGACGCAGTTGGTGAGGAAAAAAGGTGGGCGACATATCTATTTGTAAAAGGTAGTATGATAGGTCTATCAGAAAAATTACTACACCAATATGTGGAGTATATGGCAAACAGAAGAATGAAAGCAATAGGTTTAGAACCAAAATTTGATCAGAGAACTAATCCATTACCTTGGATGAACCATTGGTTAAATTCCAGAAATTTGCAAAATGCACCACAAGAAACTGAAATAGAAAGTTATATAGTAGGTGGAATAAAACAAGATGTGGAGAAAGATCAGTTTAAGAAATTTAAATTATAATGCCTGAATATCATAGTAACCAACACGGTCCAGATAAAGTTCGTGAAAAGAAAAAGTGTGAACATTGCTTAAGTAAATTTGATGTAATATGGGTCGCAGAGTCAACAGATTTAGAGCCACAAATGTGTCCCTTTTGTGGATATGATTTAACTGGTTCAACAGCAGATGAAGATGAATATAATGAAAATGAAAATGAAGACAACACCGAAGACGGACACGGACATTGAGGTCGTAGGAATAGATTTAAGCTTAACTTGTCCTGCTATGTGTGTATATAGAGGTGAGTTTAATGATTGTAGTTTATATTATTTAACGACCAAGAAAAAGTATGCTGGTAAATTCAGCAATATAAACGGACACCAAATTAAACCATATAATGATCCTGTGGAAAGATTTACACATATAAGTTCCTTTATACTAGATAAATTACCAGAAAATCCAAAAATTTTTATAGAAGGCTACTCATTTGGAAGTAGAGGTCGTGCTCTATTCCAAATTGCAGAGAACGGTGGTATATTAAAGTACAGATTAACAAGACACAAATATGAGATAATACCTCCTGCTAATATTAAAAAGTTTGCTACAGGTAAAGGTAATGCAGACAAAGAAAAAATGTATGATAAATTTTATGAGGATACAGGTGTGAACTTAATGGAAAAGTTAGACCAACAGACGCTAGCGTCTCCGGTAACTGACATTGTGGACGCATACTACATATCCAAGTATGGTTATGAAAGTATTACGAGCAAATAAACACGTAAGAATGCCACTAGATGGTGGCGATACGATAAAGGTACAAGACGTACCTGTGAAAGATATTATGATAATACCTGGTATGAGGTGGTTAGAAAAAAGAATGCCTAATTTTAGGGAAAGTATCAAATCTATTGGTATGGAATGGCCAATCATTATTACAGATGATGTCCACTACTGGCAGAAAGAAAAAAATTGGCCAAAAGATGAAAAAGGCGAGTATAAAAAGGGTCTGGCTTGCCATACAGGCAATAAACGTGTATTATATGCTAGAGAGAATGGGTATGATATGATTGAAGCTTACTTTGTTAATGGTAAGCTACAGAAAAACCTGGTAAATTCGCAGACCTTTATTGCAAAAGAAAGGTGGCCGAAAAAGTAGCGGAAAAAGAGCGGAGTAGCTTTTTTATGTCCAAAGTCGCATATGAAGAAAAAAGAAAAAACAGAAAGTTGGAGAAATAAAGTCAAGAAGAAGGATTATGAATCGTTAGGCGAGTGCATATCTTCTGAACAAGTACCAGCTGCTTTAATAGCAGAGTACTTTACAGACAAGAAATTTCATCAATGGTATAAAAGAAAATACTTATGAGTAAATTAACGGTTATATTACCGGCAGCTGGTAAAGGTACCAGACTAAATCTGCCATATCCAAAAGAATTGTTAAGATTGGATACAGATGGTGGATTGATAGATAATTGTTTTAAATATTTTAAAGATTATCATAGGAGAGACGATACAGGTCAAGAAGTGGAATTTGTTGTAGTCATAAATGAAGACAAAACAGATTTAATTAAATATCTAGCAAAATATAAAGACCAGTTTAAAATTAGTTTTACATTCCAAAATCCAGAAGAAGAGGAATATACAGGTGCAATAAAAAGTGCTTATCCATTAATGGGCGAATATAATTTGGTTTTATTACCAGACACATTAATGAAATTAAAACAAGGAGACCTATATGAAGAAGTAATGAAATCTTTGTTTGAAACAGGTTTTGTATTTTTATATAAAAAAGAAAAAAATGCTGAAATGTTAAAAACTAAAGGTGCGTTATATATTAATGAGGATGGCAATTGTATAGAATACAAAGATAAACCAAAAACAGATGTAGATAGATATAATTCGTTTTGGTGTGGATTTGCATTTAGAAAAAGAGCCTTTATGCCTTGTATTAAATTTATGGAGCGTTCTACGTTAGAACAAGAAGAACTTGAAAATGAAATTACACAAACGCCAATGTTTGGTTCAAAAGGAATTGAAGTATCTGATTATTCAGATTTAGGAACTTGGCCTGAAATTAGAAAGTTATTTTTAAATTATGAAAAAGATAATAAGTGATTGTGATGGTGTCTTATTAGATTGGTCGTTTGCATACAACGTTTGGATGTACGAACAAGGCTATGAAAGAGTACCAGATACAGATAGATATTTTGACAATTACAAAAGATATGGTATATCAGAAGAGAGAGCATTAAATACTATTAAAGAATTTAATGAGTCAGGTGCATTAGGTTTTATTCCTGCTTATAAAGATAGTGTAGAGTATGTAAATAAATTTGTAAAAGAAGGTTGGAGATTTGATGTTATCAGTATGATTGGTGCCGACAAATATGCTCAAAGTTTAAGAGAACAGAATTTAAAACATTTATTTGGTGATATTTTTGATTTTATATATTGTGCAGGAGATTTTAGAAAACCTAAAAAACAAATTTTAGAAGAAAGATATAAAGGTTTAAATTATATCTGGTTGGAAGATAGAGTTGATTATGCTCAACAAGGTGATGAAGTTGGATTAAAAACATTTATCTTTGACCACCCATATAATAAAGGATATGGTGGAAGACGAGTAAAGAATTGGAGTGAATTATATGACGCCACACATTGAAGCTAGAGAAGACGCATACGCAGAAACGGTATTATTACCAGGTGATCCAAATAGAGCAAAATGGATTGCTGAAACTTATTTTGAAGAGTGTAAAGAAGTTAATAATGTTAGAGGTGCATTAGGTTATACAGGTATGTATAGATTAAAACCTATATCAGTACAATCAGGTGGTATGGGTATGCCATCAAACGCAATTTATATTACAGAACTATTTAAATTTTATAATGTTAAAACTATTATAAGAGTTGGTAGTTGTGGTGGTATTGCAAATGATCTTAAAGTTGGAGATATAGTGGCAGCTACTACTGCTAGCACCGATAGTAATATGACAAAAGATATTATACCTGGGGTACAAAATAGTCCAAGTTGTGATACAGAGTTATTATTAAAGTTTAAAAAGAAATATAAGAAGGCCAAAATTGGAACTATGATGTCAAGTGATTATTTTTATAATCCAGATAAGAATCATTGGAGAAAATTAAGAGAATATGGCCATTTAGCAATAGATATGGAAACACATATATTATATACATTAGCCCAACAATTTAAAAGAAAAGCATTGTCAGTAAATACGGTTGCAGACACATTTACTAGTGATGATAAATTAACACCAGAAGAAAGGTCTACTGGTTTTAAAAAAATGGTGGACGCTGTACTTAATATATGTTAATATTTCATTGTCCAGAATTAAAGAAAGGTGAACAAATACCTTATTCTTATAGGTCAAGAGCCTATTTGGTGTCAGAGTATATCTATAATCTTTATGGTGAAAGTAAAGTAATTTCTAATTTAGAAAAAGAACATATTACAGCAGATGATGTTGTTGTTTTAGGTAAGAAACATAACAATGTAAATGTAAGACACTTAACACAAAGAGGTATTAAATTTATATTTGATGTTGCAGATGATAAATGGGATTTATTAGGTGATATATGGGACAGAACTTTAAAGGTTGCAACTGGTGTAACCACTACTTGTCCTGCTTTAGCTGATATTATTAAAACAAGAACTGATAGAGTAGCAAGAGTTATACCTGACCCTACTGAAAGAGAACAAGAGAGACCAAGATTTAGAATAAAACCACCTATATTAAAAATAGTTTATTATGGTAATGAAAGTAATTATAGACAATTAAAATGGAAAAAAATTGAGACTTTAGTAAAAAATAGTTATCATACGGTACAATTTGATTGGGTAATTAACAAATGGTGGCCTAGACCTACAAAACCATCAAAACATCCAGATCACAAATATGGTATGTCTAAACCCCAAGAAGAGATTTTATTAAGAGACCATCAACACCATTATGATAGAATTATAAATTGGGATTTTAAGAAACAAGGTCAAATGGTTAGAGACGCAGATTTAGTATTATTACCTATTAATCCTGAACATAGAATGACAAGAGGCAAAGGTAACAATAGACCAATAGACGCAATAAGACAAGGAAGATTTGTTATTACAACACCAGGATGTCCAAGTTTTGATAGTTTAAAAAAATATATGTACGTTGGAGAAATACAAGAGGGTATTAAATGGGCAGTAGAAAATCCAGAAGAAGTTTTAAGAAGAATTAAAAAAGGACAAGCACACATTAAAGACCAACTAAAAGGTTATGAAATTGGTATTGTAGCTGAAAAATGGAGAAAATATTATCATATGATAATGGATGGTGTAATATGAAATACGTAGAGAATATATGGAAACATACACATACTTTTGTTAAACCACATTTAACAAAGTTTAGAACTGCTATAGATATTGGTGCTAGATTTGGACAATATACGGTAAATTTAGTAGATGATTTTGAAACTATTGAATGTTTTGAACCAAGACCTACAAAGGAAAGATTTTGGCATAATGTAGGTAAAAGAGATAATGTTACCTTTCATCCATATGCATTAGGTAATATTAAAGAAGATGTTAAAATGTTTGGTGGAGTTATTACAGATTTTAGAAAAGATGTACCTAAACATAAAGCTACAATAGTTAAACAAAAAGTATTAGATGATTTTGAATTTAGAAATGTGGATTTTATCAAACTTGATGTTGAAGGACACGAATTAAAAGTTTTACAAGGTGCAGTTAAAACTATCTATGGTGATAAACCTGTAATTGTTGTAGAACAAAATGACGAAGTGGAGAAATATAATAAAGGTAAGAAATTTGACGCAATCAATTTCCTTAAAAGTGAATTTGGATATAAACAAGTTGCTTTTGATGGACATATGGATTACGTTATGAAATGTGAATAATGGGAGATTTTAAAATATTAATATTAGCATATCTAATTGGGCATAGTCCAATAGAAACACAACAAACTTTTCAAATGGAAGGTTGGTATAAAAATATGGAAGAATGTAAAAAAGAATTACTTTTACAAAAACCAGATGGAAGATACGAAGTGATGAACGAGTTTGTTATAGATGGTGAGTTTAAATGGGATTGGTTAGTTGCAGGTTGTAAAAGTGATACAACAGGAGAAGAATTCCAAATATGGCCGAGTTATCCTAAAGGTAAACCAAAGGAGTTAGAAGGCATTGAGTTTGATGTCTTTGATTTACAAGTATGATGAGTAATGAAGATATAAAAGAATATCATAGTTTAGGTAAAAAGTTTTTAGTGGTTACCACAATGAATAATAAACTTAAAGAAGAATATGGACATCAATTTTTAGCAACTTATAAAAAGTTTTGGCCTTTTGAGTTAAAAATTTATAATGAAGATGAGGATATGTATGAACAAATACCAGATTTAAAAAAGTTTGTTGATAGAAATGGACATAGATTTGGCGACCAAGATAAAGTAAAAAAATATTGGAAAGATGGTGTTAGGTTTAGTTATAAAGTTTATGCTTATACACACGCTATATTAAACACAAAAGACTATACTGGTATCATTGGTATAGACGCAGATAGTGTTTTCTATAAACCAATAAATACTACCTGGATACATCATAATATCCATAGAGACGATTGTATGATGGCTTATTTGGGAAGAGGTGATAAACATTATAGTGAGTGTGGATTTTTATATTTTAATTTAGGACACC